CGCCGCGTCGGCGCCCTTATCAGAGTTCCCGGTCTCGTGGATGGTGATATAGGTGTCCGGATTGCTTCCGCCCGGCCGGTTGTCGGCTCCGGCCGGCAGGAACTCCTGAATGATCCGCAGTCCCGTATCGGTCACCAGGCCCTCGTCTGCGGCCTCCACAGGCCACAGGTAGTCCATGGACACCCAGCCCCGGTCCGTCTGCCCCCAGCCGTCCCGGACGGCCTGGACGGCCACCACGGCGCCGTAGGAATAGCCTCCCAGCTTGTCAAAGGATGTGCCCGGCCCCTTGCGGATATTGAGGCCGCTTTGGGCCGTCACCACATACTGCCCGCCGGTGGTGTCAGGTTCGGACACATCCGCCGCCAGGTGGACCACGATATAGTAAGGGATCACCCGGTCCGCGTCACAAACAAAGCCATTGCCCGCCCGGTCCCGGTAGCACACGGACCCGCCGCCGTCCAGCATCACCGCGCTGTCCCAGCCGGCGGCCGCCAGCACGTCCCGCAGCTCCTCCGGGGTGTAGGGCGTCTGGGTGACGAGATAGGCAAACCGCCCCTCCTTGGTGCCGATGGCCTGGCGTGGCCGCCTGCCGCCCATATCCGGCTGGTAGTGGGGCGCCGCCAGCGGCTCCCCCTCCACGATGAGGGCCACGCACTCCACATAGTTGTCCGCCTCACAGGGCAGCCGCTCCATGGCATAGTCCTGCGCGTCGGCCCCCCATGCCATGCCCCATACATGGTAATCCGGAGCGCCGTACACCACGCCGTCTCCCTTCAGGTGGCAGCAGGCCGTCAGATCGCTCAGAAAGATCGGCCCGCCGAAGGCAAAGCTGCCGCCGGTCTCCTGCAGGATTTTGTCCAGCTCCGTCTCCCGGTACCGCTTGATGTTGTTGTAGATCTGCACCCGCCGGATCTTGTTCAGCGGGTGGGTTGCCGCAAACTGCATAGATTGCCTCCTTATCGACAGCGGCAGGCAGGATTGCCCCGCCTGCCGCTCCATATTATGCCTGCTTATGTTCGCCTTGAACCGCTGCCTGCTCTGACAGGACAATCGCTCCGCTTTGCAGTTCAGCAATACCCTCTGCCTGGGAGCTCCGCTTCTCCGCCTGTGTACCGAAGTAGAAGGCGATTACCACCGTGAATACCGTCAAGAACTGATCTGTGGTCACGTGGCCGGCAACGGCCAGATAAGCAAAAACGCATGTGAGCACAATTGTCACAATGCTCTTGACCGCCAGCAGGTTGGCTGCCCGCTTTTTCAGCAGCTCCATTTCAGTTTTCCTCCGTCAGCACATCGCCCCGCAGGCGGTAGCGCCGGCCGCCGATGTACACATAGGCCGTCTCCTGCCCCATGTCCATGTCCACGGTGCGGCCGTCCACCACGTGGACCTTCTCCAGGCAGCCCACGCCGTGGTCCATAAGCCCCCAGCCGTTGGCCTCGTCCGGCGTCTCACCCACACGGGTTTCCGCCAGCTCCTGAGCGGAGAAGAGATTGCGGGTGGGGTCAAGCTGGAGTCCGCAATCCAGCTCCTTCAGCGCCTGGTTGGTTTCATTCAGGGGCTTGTCCCCTCTGGTGTAGTGATGCAGGATTTCCTCAAGATTTTTCATGGTATGTACTCCTTTCAAATTTCCGGCTGGTGCCGGGTATTAAACTTTACTGAATTGGTGCGCTGCCTCGTCCCGGACAAAGTCTACATACGCTTCTTTGGCGCTGTCGGCCGCCGTCATGGCCTCCTCCACGTCGCCATTGGTATGCTGCCCGGCCAGCTTCTTGGCCGTGGTCAGAGACAGCGAGCATGTGGCGTACATCAGCTCCATGGCAAGCCGGCTCTCTTTTTCCCGGCGCTGCGCCCGGGCTTCCGTTCGTTTGGTGCTGATTCGGGCCCTCCGCTCCGCCAGAGCCGACAAAACAGCCGCCACCCCTGCAATCAGCGCACAGATCACTTCCGTATTCATGGGACTCTCCTCCCCCTCCTATGTTCTAAGTAGTTTGTACATTGGCCGCGGTCCCCGCCCGGATCTCCAGGCCATGAAATCAAACATTACGATGGCCGGGAGGGATAACGCCACCCACAGCATCCAGTATGCAAGGCAAACCTGGCCTAAGATGTTGAACACCATCCCGGAATAATCCCACACGTCCCACCCAAGCCAGAGATTAACGATACAGCCCACCACAAACTCCGCCGCCGTGATGATGGTACCGCCGATCACGGCCTGGAGCCACAGGGGCGTCTCCCATGGGATGACGGTGTCGTTTGCGATGTCTAGTGGGATGGAAATGACCGCTGCCAGCACCAGCATGGTCCAGTGAGTGTGCCCCCTCCATAGGATTTCCAGCCCGCCGTACAGGGCCCCGAAAAAAATCCAGCCACACACCCGCCAGAAGGTGATCTGCACACCCCGGACCACTTTTCGGCCTGTTGCAGCCGCACTTACGCGGTTACACATCGGCGCCGCCTCCATCCAGAGCCAGGACCCGGGCCATATTGGCCGCCAGGTCCTCCGGAAGGCCCTCCGCTGTGTAGGTGATGCTCTCCAGCTCCTCAGAAGCCGCGGTGCGTCGGACCCACATCAGCAGATGGTTGCAAAGTGTGGTGTGATACAGCTTGTGCTTGATGCTGGCGGTGGCAATATCCCGGATTTCCTCTGCCGTGAACATCCGGCAAAGTGCCCCGTCTGCATGGTAGGGGTACCCGGTGACACCTGCTTGCACGGCAGATAGAGCCGTTGTCAGGTTGATCTGATCCGTCTCCTGAAGCGCGAAGTGCTCCGTGCCCTGAGATGTCTCCACATCCATCCCGGCCGTGATGGCCGCCTTGCAGGCGGCCGATAGCTCCGCCTCCTTGTCAGTCTTGATTTCATTTAGAGGCATCGTGTACCAGTGTCCATCCTTAATAATATAGTCGGAGAAATCGGATACCTTTACAGCCCGAACCACTACGTTGCCAGCCTCTCCATACGCCGTCACTGTCCCTGCGGCTTCATCCTTTTCCGCCCAGACGCACGGATATTCCTCCCCCATACAGATCAGTTTCATACGTTGCCTCCTCAATCAAAAATCTGTCCGCCGAACGCTGTCTGCTCAGACCCGGCAATGGTTGCCCCGCCCTTGAATACGATACCGCCGAAGGAGCCGTAGCCGGTACCGCAGCGGATAGCTACCTTGTTGTTTTCCCCAGTGACACCGTTATTGAGATAAACAGTACTGGCCATGCAGTCCAGCGCGGCAGACTTGTTGGAGATTGTTGAATTCCACACAAAGAGAACTGTTCCCCAGCTGGCGGTTACGGCAGCCAGGTCCTCCTGCACCTCTGGCACGCCGGTGCAGGTGATCCCGTTCAAAAGAACATAGCGACAGGATTCCGCATAGATACTGGGATGATACGTGCCGTCTGCGTTCCCGTAAAAATTCAGATTTTCCAGCGTAACATAGGCAGAACAGTAACCCAGGTACACTGATCGGATCTGTACGCTGCCCCCCGGTGCATCCAGGATCAGCAACGCGGCCCCTGGCAGGCTGTAAATGATAATATTCTCTTCATAGCGGCCCGGACTGATGTGGATTCTGACTTTCCCCGTCTGGATCCGAGGGAAAGTGTCGATAGCTTTCTGGATTGTAAGGAATGGCCGCTCCTGGGTGCCGGTCCCGGTGGCGTCACTGCCGGTCTTGGCCACATAGACGTCAATATCCTGCGTATGGAAAAACGACTTTGGCGCCGCCCCAACGTCTGCCGCTGTCAGGCCCCGGATCACGTCCGTGATGGAAATGGTAGCCCAGTGTCCGGCAGTCCATGCCTCCGGCTGCGCAATGTCCTGATTGGCCCGGTGCAGCAGCCCGCCCTGGGAGCAGAAATCTCCCTTTCGGTAGGTCGTCCCGGCGTCATACGCGGCGGCGGCCGCCATAGCCAGCAGCACCTGCCGGTCGATCTTCTCCCAGTTTTGGTTGAGCATGGTTTCAATATTAAAGGTGTCGGCTCCGTCCGCTACAGGGTCCTTCATCAAAAGGTTCAGATTGGGCGTATAGCTCGCCATTACTCTCTCCCTCCCGCAAATTGTTTGAGCGTCAGCTGCTGCATCTGGGTCAGTGTTTTAACCTGGTGGATCTCCCTGATCAGGAGATACCGGAAGAAGTAATCCATGGGCAGATGGGCCGGGATGGTGCGGCCGATGGCCTCCTGCAGCGCCTGCAGGTCCTCCGGTACCCCATAGTCTCCCACAAAGGTCACCTGGATCCTGCCGCCTGCAAAGCCCACTTCCACCTCGCCGTTGCGCCAGGCATCCGCTACGGCCTGGATGGTCTCAATACTCACCTTACCGCTGGAGCGGTATCGGGCAGCCAATACGCTGCGCCGGCTCTCCAGGGTGGCGCCGACAGGCGGCACGATCCCCGCCGCCCGCTCTTCAATGGCCAGCGCCCAGGTGATGGTCTCCAGGGACAGCTGCGCCCGGATTTCCAGGGACTGCCGGCTCTGATCCTCCAGGACGCCCAGGATGGCATCTGCCAGAGCCAGCACCCAAGGGTCCTGGCGGTACTGCTGGGGAAGATTACGCACCAGCTCCATACTGGATGCTCACCTCCCCCAAAACGGCCGCCTGCCGCTCCCTGATGGCCACATTGGCGGTGGTGCCATTGACCGTCAGTCCAGATACATCCTGCACACCGTCCGCCTCCAGAATGGCTGCGTTGATCCGGGCGTAGCTCACATAGTTCTGGGTAAAGGCAATGCTCTTGAGATAGTCCGACACCGCCGCCTTAACGGACGCCGTCACTGTCTCTTGCGCCGCGTTGGGCAGCATCTGCACCGTCATGGAGAGGGTCAGTTCCACAGCCTCCGCCCCGCTCACATAGCAGTAAGCGCCGATGGGGGCCTCTCCCTCTCCCAAGCCCTTGCTGCCGGGGTCGATATGGGTCTGGACCCGTTCCACCAGCTCCCCGTCTGCCGGCTGTCCGTCCACATCAATGAGCACCACGTCCACGGTATTGTCCCCGTGGCCCAGGGGATAGATCTGCACGCCGCCCACGCCGGTGACCTCCAGGGCCCAGAGCCGGTAGTGGTACTGGTTTCCGCTGGTGGGCGGTGTCTGCAGCCGCAGGAGATAACGCTCATAATAGGCCTCGTCTGTCTCGGCGTCATAACCTCCGGTGAGTGCATTCGAATTGGACACCGACACGATACCGGCGATCTGCACCGGCATCATGGTGACGCTCCCGGCAGGCAGATTACCAGCCGCCCCCAGCGTGGTGCAGCGGATGGCAACCTCTCCGCTGCCGGTGATGTCCACGGTGGCCGTGGCGGCAAACTGGATGCCCCCGGCGGACTCAAAGAGATCCCCCTCATTGACAGTGCCGTTGCCCGTCACCTGGAGGATGCCGGATGCGCAGGTGGGCGGGTTGCGCACAAGGCCGGACCGGCTCTTGACGTAACGCTCCAGATCCTCCCCGGTGAGGTTGGCGGGGTCCAGCTTGGCCGCCGTCTCCTGCAGCTGTGCCTCCAGCTCCTCCATTGGGATCGCGGCCGCCGCCAGCAGGTCATAGGTGGGGAACCCTACGGTTTTCTGGTAGCTGTCCGGCATCGCCTCCAGCATGGTCTCCAGCGTCTCAGACATCCGCGCTCCCCTCCACCGTCTCCGCGTCGTACAGCACCGCCGTGAAAGCCACATGGCAGCGGCGCCCCTGCCGCGTCACCTCAAAATCCCGTA